AATAATCGTAAAACAAGCAGGTGGTAATTTGATTGATAATTTTAATGATTATTCACTTCAGTTAATGATTACAAAAGCTCTCGATAAAGACGGTAATAGAATTTTTCAAGATGGAGACAAGGCAAGTCTTAGAAGAGAAATAGAAGCATCAGTATTAGAACAAATACAGGTAGCGATGATAAACGCAGGAGAAAAGGGGGTAGATGAGGCTAAAGCCGATTTAAAAAGCGAGTAATGATTGGAAATTTATTTACACATTAGCTAAAGCGTTACATAAAACAGTTGCAGAAATATGTCGAGAAATGACAAAAGAAGAAATGATAGGTTGGGCTGCTTTTTTTGAACTTGAACATGAAGAGTATGAAAAAGATCAGAAGCGAGCACAGACAAATAGTGCTTTGAAAGCAAAAAGAGGTAGAATAAGATAAATGTTTTTTATTTTTATAGAAAGTGGCAAATTATGATGTCAATTTAGATGTAAAAGTAAGAGCACAGCAGCTTAAAGCATTTAATAAAAGTCTTAATAATACTGTAAAAGATATAAAACTATCTAATAAAGAATTAAAAAAGTTTGAAAGTGGTGCGAAAGGAATAGCACCAAGTTTAGCTAAATTAAATTCTGTATTAACTAAAGCTAAAACAAATTTCTTTACAGCAGCAAGGGGAACTGATGCTTATAGAACTTCATTGGTTCAATTAGCAGAAGCAGAACGCATAGTGCGTCAAGAACAATCTAAATCAACATTTGATCTAAACCAAGCAAGAAAAAGAGCAAATAAAACAGAAAGAGATGCTGAAGCTGCAAGATTAAGAAGATTAAGAGAGGAAAGAAGGCTAAGAAAACAAATTAATCAAGAACGAGCAATAGCAGCTTCAAGTGCTCAAGTAGAAATAGCAGTTCGTAATAATGCAGCATTTGGTGTTTCAGGGGGTCAGATAGGTCCAGCTCTTGCTCCTAATATGTTCAACAGAGCAGGCTTTGGTGCTAATGCACAAGGCGGACCTTTTGCTATGCCAGGTGGTGCGATGGGCAGAGTAAAAGGGGGTATTGGTAGTGCATTAATTGGTGGAGGTTTTCCTTTATTATTCGGAGCTGGTGGATTAAGTTCTGTTCTTGGAGGTTTAGCAGGTGGTATTGGGGGAGCACTCGCACCAGGGGGTGGTTTCGCTGCTTCTATTGCTGCTACTGCTATTGCTGCTCAAATAACTAAAGCACAAGAATTTGATAAGGCTATAAAAAAATTGAATAAGTCAATAGCAGCTACAGGTAATCAATCTCAATTTACAGCAAGTCAGATAAGAGAATTT